ACACGGCTCTTCAGTCTGAGGAAGTTGCTGTTGGCACTGCGGTTAGCGGTGGTATTAACCAGCGTTACTCGAACATCTACGTGATGGATCTGAACCGATTCGGCACGGGCAACGGCGGTGCTTTTGCTCCTCAGACCCTGGGTCACGTTTACTCGAACGTTCTGGCGCTTATTAACTTCGCTAGCACGGACATCTACCGCACGACCCTCCGTGGTCCTGGTAACGTTCTGATCACCTCGCCGGTCATCGCGTCGATGCTTGAGTCGGCTGCGAAGCTTGAGGGTGGCCTTCCGGCTGCTGATGGTCCTTCCAACATGGGCGGCAACCAAATCCAATACGTTGGTAAGTTCGCTGGTAAGTATGATCTGGTCGTCGATCCGATGTTCCCAGAAGATGAAATCATCGTTGGCTACAAGGGTAGCAACGCGATGGATGCGGGCTTCTTCTACTGCCCATACATCCCGGTCCAGCCGCTGGACACGGTGGTCGATCCTGAGACCTTCCAGCCGAGAAAGGGCATCCTGACTCGCTATGGCAAGGTTGCGGTTCAACCGGCCTCGCGCTTCTACCGCGTTATCCGACTGATCGGAACGGGTTCGGACTTCCTGACGCCTGAGATCTTCAGACAGACTGCTGCGGGCGGCGCGGGCTTCGGTGGCGCTTACTCGATTAACAGCTAATAGCATCTAGCTAAACAACGGAAGAAAGGGCTCAGTTTATACTGAGTCCTTTTTTCATTTCTAGGGTAAATATATTTGTTATGGGTGATAAAATAGGAATACCAAGAGTTAAAGCTTATGGATCATCTTATGGCACTTACGGTGGTAATAAACTGAAAGACTACAAGAGCCCTAAGGATAAAGATCTTAATAACAAAGACTTCAAAGACGTAAACGAATTTAAAACGTTTAATAAAACTATTAAAGATTATGTCTTAGCTAAGTTAGGTTATCCTGTTATTGATGTTGAGCTTGATGATTTCCAAATACAAATCTGTATTGACGAGGCCATCTCTAAGCTTGAGTATCATGCACCTGATTGGATGACTCAATACGCTACCTTCGATACGTCGGGTGGCATCAACGTATATGAGCTTCCACAAGAGATTGCGGACAATTTAAATGACTGCTGGTACAGACGAGACTTCTTCAAGTTTGGTGCAAACCCTGGCTCACTTGAGTTTGATTTTGCTATCATGTTCTTTACGAATACTGGTTTATTTAATAATTATAATGTTAGCCAGTACCTTCTTATGCAACAATACCTGAAGCAGGTTAAGAATGTATTAGGTCAGATGTCTACGTGGCAACTTGTGAATAATAAGTATCTTCACATTTGGCCCGTGCCTGAAACAAACGATGAAGCTGTCCTCTTAGAGTTCAGAGCCTTTGATCCTAACACAATTCACCACGCTTACAAGAGTTGGGTGCAGCGATACACGTTGGCTTTGTCCAAGGAAATCTTAGGTGGAATTCGTGGTAAGTATGCCACTCTTCCAGGTCCAGGTGGAGGCACAAGATTGAACGGTGCTGAGTTAAGCGCCGAGGCTCAAAGAGAAAAAGAGATGCTCATAGAAGAGCTTACGACTGAGATCGAAGGGCCTGCATTATTTGATATCTTCTAATGTCTAGATTCAAGGTAAACACACCTCCCACGAATTTTCCTGAGGAGAGAGATACAAGGCTGTCGTTATTCAAAAAGAAGAACGATAAGAACTTGTTCAACATGGTGGACGCTGAAAACATTAAGTTATCAGGGTCGCGTATTAGGGTGTTTGAATACATCCCATCTAATGACATTGATGATGTTTACCAGGAGTCGAGACAGAAAACAATAGCACAAGAGCCAGTAACATTATGGGCACACTATGATCCTCGCCCAATCGAGGAGAATCTTTCTCAGTTTGGTGTAGAGATGCAGATTGATCAAGTGTTCGTCTTCAACAAATCTTACACTGAAAATATATTAGGTCGCTCCATTGCCATAGGTGATGTATTGCAACCTGAGTTCCAAGAGATGAAATTTGAAGTGTTCGAAGTTCAGGAAGACAGCTTTGAGGCATATGGTGTTTACCACTTAATGGTTCATGCGAAGCTCCTGAGAGACACTCAAGATATTCACAACCAAGACTTCTTTGATCGCCCGGATCAAGTTGGAGGTAGGTATTAATGAGAGACAAGGACAGCTTATATGTTCGTAATCAAATCGTAGATCTTACGACTACTAAACTACTTCCAGTGATTGATAATGTCTACAAAGAAAGTCTTCGTAGCATGTTACACATCTTTGGTAACTTATACTACTTAGATGGTAACGGGAATCGTGTGAAAGTGAATTGCTCTCATGGTAATCCAGAGAGAATTGCTGGTCGCATTAAGGCAGACAATACCTTAATTCTTCCAATGATCACAGTTATAGAAACACAAACTGAAAGTGATCAGACTAGAATGCGCTATCAAAATATTGTAAGCGAGACTATGTGGGATCCTGATAAGCGTAGGGCAACTAGATTACTAAGTTTACCTCCAAGGCCAATCAACATAACCTATGAAGTTAACATATGGTCTAAGTATAAAGCTGATATGGATATGTTAAGGTCTGGCATCTTCTCTTTGTTTAGCCCTGATATAAACATAGAGACTAAATACTCGGTTCACAACAAGGCTTTCATCAATAGTGAAAGAGAAGTTGGTAGTGTAACTGCTAATGATACGGGTGATAGAATCTTACAGAAAACGGTAAGTGTGACGTTAGAAACCTACATACCTAGTCCTAAGTTCTTCTTCACTAACACTGGTGAGATCAAGGAATTTAATGCGTAATGGTCTGTAGTATTAACATTGATGAGACCCCCTTACGTCCTAATGTAAGGCCAGCCAAGCCTAAATCCAAAAGAGGGCCTGTAACATTCTTTGTTGATATTGAGGCACCTAATGGTAGGAGCGTAAAAAGGAATCTAACTCGTGGTGTAAACGATTTAGATGATGATTACGAACAACCGCCAGTGGCTATCTCTTTAGAGACATTATTACTGTCCTTAAGTCTTTCCTCTACATTCTATTGGGATACTCCTGTTGCTTTCGATCCCATCACTGCCGACTTCTTCTTACAACAATTTGAAGTGGGTGTTGGTGGTAACATTGATGTGCCAGACTTAGAGCTTTCTGTCGATATTGAAACAACTGCACAGGCTTCAATATCTCGTGCTCCAATTGTTGTTGATTTGACCTTACCACAAGTCACCACTAATAAGACAATAACGTTTGAGCCAATTGATATTGGCCTGAGCTTGCCAAACCTTGAAAGTAATATTGAAACTAGCGTCGATACAATCGCTATTGATCTCACACTGCCTGCACTCAGCACTGATAAGGAAACGAGCTTTGATCCAATCAGTCTTACTATGAGCCTGCCTGATTCTCAAGTAGTAAGCGATATTTATGGTGATCTGGCTGTTGTTGATCTCTCTGTTGCTGGCACCCTTGATGTAGGAATCAACATCAATCTCCCTGCCTCTATGGAATCAGCACAGGATGACGATACTCCTTCCTTTGATTCTTCTTTACTTCTTGATACTTACAGTAGTGCAGAAGCGGCCTACTCTGTTAGAAAACTTAGTTCAACCTATAGTGGCCCTTGCATGAAGGTGCGTAAGGACGACGGTGTAGATACCGGCACTGACATTGGGTTCGATGCTGATGGTAACCTGAACATCGCTGCCATCGCGGCGCACTGCGGAACAGACAACGGCTACATTGTTACGTGGTATGACCAGAGCGGCAACGGTAACGATGCGACGACGACCGCGAGCCAGCCTCAAATCTACGATGGCACATCAGTCATTACCGAGAACGGCAAGGCCGCTATAGAGTTTACAGGCACAAGTCAATCTATGCTTGTCGGATTGACCAACAGCAACGGATCTCTGTCGATCTTTAGTTGCGGATATTTTAGTATGAACAATACGTGGGTGTTCACTGCTGACGACAACATTGCCAGCCCCGATGGCATTCCGATTACTCTTGATTATGTATCTGGCGGAAGGATCGGGGCATATCGATCAGGCTACACATCGCAACTCATCACGGGCGTCGGTGCAGGCCAACACTTAGTTAGCAACATATACATCTCGGGCACCGGCTCGACGCTGGCACACAACGGCACAGCGGCGAGTCAAGATACGACGACGCAGGGAACAACCGCTTGGAACTACTCAGGCACCTCGACCTTGTTTAGACATTACGCTTCAGGCACAACGCGAGCGCAAGAACTCATCCTGTATCATAGCGACGAGTCCACCAACCGCGCTGGCATCGAGTCGGACATCAACACCTATTACTCGATCTACTCATAATCCATGTTATAGGTTAATAATTTAAGAGCAGTTTAAATAACATTTCAACCTAAATACTATAGGAGTTTTACATATGGTTTGGACTAATTTAGGCAAGCAAAAGATGTT